TGAGTAACCGGATCAACTTCACCACCGGTTGGACCTTGACCACCACCAGAGCCCCAATTAAGGATATCTGTGAACTCATTGATGTTCATGAAGAACTTAGTCGTTACTAGGTCCCAGCGATCAATTTGAACTTTGAGTTCAACTAAATCGCGTTTTAGAAGACCAGCATCAGCAACGTCTTGAACTGTATTCTCGGCACTTGCAGCCACATCAATGGCAGCAAATACGTTCGCATCTTCCTGCGCCATAATCTCTTGACGAGCTTTCTGGACAGCACGGTCGATTACGTTGAAACGACGGCGTTTTACTTCAGCAATACGGACTGTGGGATTTGAGTAAATCTCAAACTCAGGAACGGTTACGCGATCACCGAATACACGGCTTTCTGGGCCAGAGCCGTTTGAAGAAATAACCACGGCGGTTACATCAATATCGCGGTCATATACGGCAAGAGCGCCCTGAGGCAAACTGTCTACGACGAGAGCCCGACGAGCAATACCTTGATAATCCAAATTCTTACGAATAGGATTAGCCATGGCCTGAGCGAGAGCAATTTTGCCATCATGTGACATAATCGCGCGCTCTAGAAGTTCATCACGTTTCTGATCTGAAAGACCGGCACCAGCTAAAGCCAAATTACTTGGCTGATTCTCTTCGATGACACTTGCAAACTTTGCGATCGTCTGAATCGCGTCCTGAATTGAAGAGGCGTTCAGTTCGCCTTTATTGTTGAATAGACTCATTAGTTAGTACTCCTAAATTACTTGTTTAAAACACGTAATTATTGTTAAATTGGAAGCGTTTTAAAACCTGCAAAATGCAGATCTCTAACTATTATATGAATCTATTGCTACATTTTAAAATTTATTTAAAAAATTTTATCGTCTATCACCCTCTTCAACATTCTTTTTTGACGAATATGGTCTTAAATTGCTTAAGGCCCAACATTCCTGAAATTCCTGACAATCCATATCTTCATATTTAAATCTTGAATGTGGTGTTTTATGATCTAAATTCCATGTAGGATTAGTGGCATATGTTTTACGATTATATACACCCCAATTATCCCAGTTCATCCATTCATTGCCGGGTTCTGAAAATTGTTTTTCTATGTGTTCCCTTAATTCTTCCATTGTATATGGGAGGTGTTTTAATGTTGATTTTCCATTTTTTTTGCCTTTTAATTTTTCTCTAATTAAACTGGAAATATTTTGTTTTAATTTAAAATTAATATTATTAATACGACGTTGTTTATTGTATATCCTTGCTTTTTCATTTAAATATTCTTTATTTTCTTGATAATAATCTATATGATATAAATGATTATATTCTTTTAAACTATTTTTATGTTCTTTTTGATATTCTTTTTGATACTCAGCCCTACTTTCTTTATTTTCATTACGATATTTTTTTTGACGGTTTAATACATTATTTTTATTTTTTTCATAATATTGTTTATTTGTTTTAAGAACACAAATTTTGCATTTATTATCAAATCTATTTTGATTTTTTAACCAATAAAAATTACTTAATGTTTCTTCCTTTTCAAGACCACAATCACCTATACACTTTTTTAAATCAGTCATTATTTATCCTTTTTAACTATCATTTTAATCAGCTTACTTTCATCATCTTTCGACAAGAATTTTATATTTAAGTTATTTCCATCATCGGCCAAAATTTGTAATATCAATATATATTCAATGTCAGAGCCACAGCTTTCGGATGTGCGTTTTTCTTTATAATATTCTTTACATTTTTTATTTCTACAAATTTTACACCAACAAGATAAATCACATATAATTTTAGAATTGTTTATCATCAAAAGTATGACAAAGTATTGATAGATTTTATACGCAAAATAAAAAAGTCGAGTCCAATTAAGAACTCGACTTTATTTATGTTTTAATTATGTTGTTTCAGTTAAGAAACATTAATTATTAGGCAGTAATTGCATTATATTGTGGATCAAAATGAATTACAGCATCAACGAACTGAGCACTAACGGCAGCTGAACCTGATGGGCTATTTAGCGCAGCAACCAAATTTCTTGGAGTTGATACCAAAGAGCCAGATGCGGCAAATTCAATAAACCTACCAACAACGCTATTACTCCAAGCATTAGAACCGCTTGTTGGTGTTAATTTACCAGTTGTAATAGAGGCATAGAGAGGAACTCCGGTTCTAAGATTCAAATTTCCAGGAACTAAACCGGTAAAGGCAGTTGAATCAACCGCATCCAAAGATACAGCATACAGACCAGACTGATTCCAGCAAGTCACCTTGCCTGAACCAAGAGCTGTTGACGGGCCTAAAGCACTTCCACCAGTTACAACTTTACCAACAGTAGCGCCAACTACGGTCCCAAAAAGGGTTCCATAACCAGTTGTACCATCATCAGCCAACATGATTGGAGGTTTTGGATCAGTAGCACCTTGAGCGTTTGCAAGAACACGAGTTACAACTGTGCGTTTATTAGATTGGCCAGTATAACCATCATTCACATCTTCCGCAGCCAGCTCTGTACCGGGATAAGTTACGTTAGTTGCAAACATAACACATTCACCACCAAGAAAACTTGAAACATCTGTATCTAAAGCATCAAACTGACCGAGTGGGTAACTGCCTGCTTGTAAGGGTTTTAAAGCCATTTTATATTCCTATTCTAAAAATTTTATTTGAAAACTTACACTTTAACTTACTTTAATTAACATTATACGTTTTTATTCCTAGAAAATGTATAAATATTAAAAATATTTTACCAAATCAGCCTGATCGCGCCGGAGCCGCCATTACCACCGTCACCAGAGTTGTACTGAGATCCATCTCCGGCAGATCCTGAACCACCACCAGCACCACTATTTGCAGCGGCCGAATAACCATTTTCACCATTTCCACTTACATGACCATTACCACCATTTGCACCATTACCATACGGACCAGCACCACCACCATTTCCTGACCCAGTATATCCAGTTCCAGGAATGCCTCCAGAATAATCATTTATATAATTTACATTACCATATCTATATGGATCATATCCTGAGCCTATTCCTCCAGCAGCAGGTTCAAATTGCAAAGATGTGCCTGCATACTTCATATTTGCACAATTGCCACCTTGAGATGTTGAATTAGCACCGCCACCACCTCTTGTTAAAAATAAAATAGATGATGAATATGAAAATTTTGTTGGCAAACCATCATTACCTTGATTTGTCGGATAACTACCGCCATTAACGCCACCAATACCTCCGGTTCCACCAGCGCCAATTTCAATATCATATGTTAAACCCGGCGTAACTGAAATATAACCCGTTTGTTGTAAAGCCCCACCACCAGCGGGACCATATGCAGCCCCTCCTCCACCACCTCCACAGCCTATAGCCAGCACATTATAAACCCCATCCGGACAAGTCCATGTATCATCAACTGTAAAACAAGCTGTTCTCAAACCTGTTGCTTGAACCGGTTTTGGTTGCCACTCTGCATCACCAGCGTCATAAGTTAAAACATACCCATCATCAGGGTTGGTATTTGCTACATCATGACCCTGAATTGCTACAACCGTTCCATCAATATCTGTCATATAAATCTCCTATTTTAAATCCGTTTTATTTATATGTTTTTATTGATTATAATTTGTAACAACTATGTGAATTATTTTATAAATTTCGCCAACTCAACAAACCTATCATCCAGGCTCATATTCCCCACTTTAACCTTCATCAAATATTTTTTATAACTCACAACCTTTTTAATAGCCGCTTTCACATCGCCAACATGAGTATTATTAATTACGCCAAAAACATCTTTATTTCCGATAGTTTTAGCAATTGAGGCTTCCAAATATTTTGTTAATTCATCCAGCTCATCATTTTTAATCCCATCAATTGGGCCATTATATTTTTTATCACCAATCATACTTTTCAAATCATCATCAGGATTGGCCATATAATTTTGGAGTGATTTGGTATTAGTTTTGGAAGAAAGATTATCCTCAAATTTAACTTGATCAGCTAGTGATTCATCATTAGCCGGTTTTGCTTCTTCTTTTTCCTCACCTTTATTTATTCCAAACATGTCCATAATTTTTTGACTATATTCATTTGTTTTATTTTTAATATCATCAAATGAAAGATTATTTATATCATGTCCGATTGGGTTAACGGTTTTTCTATCATACATGGCGGCAAGATCGAATGTATTAGGATCTTGGACAAAAGTAGTTTCTGGAGCAAAGTCTTTAATTGTGCTCATATCTAGGGATGGACCTTCATTATATGGCATTTATTCTTTCCTTAGTGCCATACCGATATAATAAACACCATCAGGATTATAATTTGTTGGTGGTTGATATATTAAATTATTTTTATCTTTTGCGGATAAATGATGTGGTGCGTCATGATGATGAAGTGATATTTTGTGTTCTCTGGCCAATCCCAGGGCAGCTTTATCAAAATCTTCTTTAGGAAGGTAACAAGCATCTCTTACCAAGCTAACTGGCAGAAG